TTGTTTTTTTATTAATACTAATAAAAAGTAAAATATCATTCTTACTATCTTTTTGGTAACCAACAAAATTGTGAACATAAAAATCTTTCATGTCTACATTTCTTGCCATGGTTTTAATATCTATAGTTTTATCATTAACAACAATATCCGCGATCACCGATCCGCTATCATAGGTCGGTAAACGATTATGAATAACCTGGTACAAAATACATTCACCCAGAATACCGGTGTATTGTTTTTCTTTACTACCATTAAATCCACTACGACGGTTACCGAAATTTTTTATGGATACTTGTTTCCAGGCATAATCTCGTAACTCATCACTAATAGGAATATTAATCATGTTGATAGATTGTCCTTTGCATATGTTTCACCTGTTGTACTTCTTTCTCCATTCGTTTTAATTGTTTTTTATATCTTTTATCTTCAATGCGCTTCGCCTTATTAAATTTATTTAAGTGCTTTGCGACTGGATTGGTAGTCACGATACAATTTTCTCCAACTTACATTTGATAAGTAACAACCAAAGTTACTTATGTGATTCCAAAACCATGTTCGTATTACCGTCTTCATCTTGGTAAATAACATAATGTTCCTTTCCGTCCCAATAATAACCTACGATTGTTTTCATGATGTTTCCTCTTTTGTTGTTATTTCACCTTGATTGTTGCATTGTCTACAATCAACGGCCCACCTTTCTTTTTTATTGTCCGGGTCTACCCAGACAAATCCATTACCTTTACAAGTAGGACAAATGATAGTGTCGGTCATGATTTTGCACTACCATTTTTATAACCTAATTTTTTTGCGGCCCTGGAGGCAAGTGCTTCGATTGTTTTACTAATCGTAAGCTGTGCATCTAAAAATTTACCATCCGCTAAAAAGTTAAGCTTCTTATAGGTTTCGATAGGTACCGATACTGATTTAAACTTATTTGGATCTGCCATTTGTTTCTCACTTTCTGTTTTGTTATTGATTTGATATGGGAAGTTATAACAAAAAAACAAGTCCTTGCAAGTATATTTTTTTTAGGGTATACAGAAGTTCTCTTCTCACACCTTTTGTTTGCTCGTCCTGATTTCTTCAGGGCGGGCAGCAATTTATTTAACTTGGGTGACCTTGTCCACGTTCCGATCTTTTCGGTCCTTTGTGCTTTTTCGAATGCCTGCCAGGCCTTTTGATATTTTTTCTTTGTAAGAAAACTGCGTCTTTACTTTTTTTCGCCATTTAATTTTAGATCTCCTACTTTCATATTTAAAGGTAAATATTTAATAGAACCATTAATATATTGTTCCGTATCTTCTCCACACGTTCCACAACGATAATAACTTTTTACAATAGATATTAAAATAGTATCTTCTTTACAATAAGGACAAGTACCTTTTGCAACATCCACTTCAAATCCAAAAACATTTTCTTCTTTTTTACTTTTCTTTTTATTTTTCATTTACATCGTAGAACATAACATCACTATCCTCTGTTATCCAACCTTTGTTTTCGACGTTCCAGACTGTAGTTTGGACTTTATAATCTGGAATGGCACTAGAAGTAGTATAATGAGGAATGTTCCACAAAATACGATTGTTAGGCATAGCTGCATAATTACCGTTATCAAGAGCCAGAACATGTGCACACTTGTGCTCTTGAGGTATTTCACTATGATCTGTATCCAAGATATTACTTTCAGGCGATGCCCAATCAACAGTAAAGCAATATTCAGCTTCAAAAAACTTTTTACTTTTGTCCAAGAATTTTCCACGTTGTCCCCCTAAAAAATCAAAAGTAGTAATAGCAGGATAATAACTAAAACAGTTCCACAATTGTAACGAGTCAATTGACATATCGGGCACTTCGGATCTAGAAAAACGTTTTTGGAAAAACGCAGAGATAGGCAATCGATAATAGACCGCACCGTTCGGGAGTAGGATGTGAAATAATAAGGCACGCCCTGTAATGCTTGCCAAACCAAAAATAACGCACTCTTCACTTTCACCATGATGTTGTTTAAAATCATAAAGATATTCCTTCCTTACATTGCAGTAGATAGGTGGGATATTTACATTGAGATAAGACATTATTTAATGTCACCCCAATTATCTCCCTTTTCATAATCTACTTTATTGGGTACTTTTAACGTCACAGCAGATTCCATAATTTCTATAATCTGTTCTGCCTGTTTATCAGATGATACAGAAATGTCCACCTCATCATGTATTTGAATATGAGGAATAATTCCATTTTCATATAAAGCCACCATAGATTTTTTAGTCATATCCGCAGCAGACCCTTGTATTAATTTGTTTAAAGCTTTGTATGTGAATGCTCTTTTTAAAGGTTCATCATATTCTTTCCTGGCTAGTTCTAATGGTAATGGTTTACATATTTTAAATTGAACAGGTTGCCATAGATCAAAATGACAGGCACGACCACCCAATGTTCTAATCTTACCGTAGTTCTCTGCTTTCCTGGTTACATTATCCATAAGCTTTTTAACAAACGGTGCTTTCATATGATATTGTTTAATTAATTTTTCTGCTGATTCTTTCATCAATCCTAATTCAGACATTAATTTATTTTTACCCATACCATACATTAAACCTAAATTAATTGTTTTGGCTTGCTTACGTTCAATACCTGCCATATCAGCAACCACCTGGTGAAAGTCTGCATCTCCTGCATTGTATGCATCTACAATTTCATCCACTCCCTCTAAATTTTGTAACTTGGCATAGTGAACTAAAATTCTTGGTTCTTGTTGTGAGTAGTCAAACGAACCCCATTTACATTTTTCTTCTGGAATAAAAATAGATCGTATCATAGGTCCCAACTCTGGATGTCTTGCAGGAATTTGTTGTAGGTTTGGATTGCTCATAGAAAATCTACCTGTAACAGTTCCACCTTGATCTGATCTAATTTGATTTATGTCTGCATGTATTCTTCCATGGACTGCATGCTTGGTAATAGAATCTATAAAAGTAGTATGTGCTTTATTAATCTCTCTAGCATCTGCAATTAATTTTGGTAATTCATGTGGATGATTTTGTAAAAAGTTTTTTGTAAAACTTGGTTCACTTGTTTTTTCTGTTCTATCGTAAGGTAGTTGTAATTTATCAAATGCTTTTGCAATAGATCTTGCTGCATGTATTTCTACTTCAATTCCAGTTAACTCTTTGATTTTATTGACTATTTTAGCTTCACGTTGCATTAAGTTATTCTTAATATTTTCAGCTTTTTCTAAATCAACTCTTACACCTTTGAATCTCATGTCTACTAAACATGGAAATAATTTTGTTTCTAAATTAAATACATCCATTAATTCTTGGTTACGAAGTTCTGTATCTAATCGTTGCCAAAGTTTTAATGTAGCCTCCGCATCACGCTCCGCGTACTGCCCAACAAAAAGAGCCGGCAATCTCCACATATCTTTTTTTGCGTCCAGGCCATAATCTTTTGCTGCTTCTTGTAATATTTTTTCATCCTTACCTAAACCAACATAAAATTTTGCTAATGTATCTAAACGATACGACATTCTATTTTCATCAATCAAAGATGCTGCAATCATAGTATCTACAATTTTACCTTTGATAGTTAAGCCCATAGATCGTAGCCAACACACATCATACATTGCATTATGAAATACAAAGGTAGTATCTTCTTGATTAAATATATCTTGGAGCCATGATAAAACTAATTTTTTATCTAAATTTCCTCCTAGTTCATGTTGAATAGGATAGTAACCAGACCAACCCTCTACAGCAACAGCGATTCCTGCAACATGACCACGTCCAACCACGTTCCCCGATCCGAGAGTTAATAACTCTGGGTCATTGGTTTCTAAATCAATTGCTATTTCTTTATGACCGCGCAAATCGCGTAGTTCATCTGGCATTACCCATTCCGTATCTGGACTGAATAAAGGTATTTGGGTACTTCTCATTTCTTCTCCTTTTTCATTTCTTCAATTTCTAATTCGCAATAATGAATAATTTTTTTTAAATCTTCAATACCATTTTTATCTTTATAACGAACCACATACTTAATAACATTGCCTTGAAAAAAAGACAAGTTATTGCTCCTGGTAAATGCGTAGGGTTGAATACTATATTTGTTATAATGAGTTCCTCCCTCTTGACGTTCAGATGCATTTATTATTTTATCAAACATTGATTTATCGGTCATATTAAATAAGCACGGTCAAAGTTTTTTGGGTCCACAATATGTAATTCACGCTTCGCTCTTGTTGCACCGGTATAAAACAAACGATGTAATTCGTCTGGATCATGTGCAAATGTTTCAAGTGCCGCGTTAGTTAAATCTTGTAATAACAAAACTTTATCCGCTTCTCCTCCTTTAGCTCCATGTATAGTTGACATTATGATACGAGGATTTTTATTTATCATCTCTCCATTCGCCCTCATATTACGAATATAGTTTTCTGTGAGAGTATCTAAACCCTCAAATGATTCATACCAAACTTTATCTGTTAACAAACCATACTGCTCCATACATTCTTTTAATGTATATTTAGTTTCAG